CAAGTGGTAAAAAAACCAATGACCCCATTTAAAACGCAAGGTATGACAGAAGAGGTTGTAGAGAACAACCCAGTAGTTCAAGCTATAGCAAGACGTTTACTAAATCAGCGCTCAGATTTATTGCAGAAATACGGTCCCGAAAAAGTGGCAGCAGCTATTGATGATGTTGCTGACTTTGTTGGCAGTGTAGACGAAATTGGCAGCAGCGATATTAGCGTGTGGGTCAAACAGGTAGAACAATCATTGTCTGCTATGGGGGGAAGCATCTCAGAGGCGGCAAAATGGCGTCAAGGATATAGTGCATCTGGCCATCCAGCCGGATACAAACATAAGTCAGGCGATGTAGGCCCACTTGGCGGAACATTCACTAACGAGCCAAGTGGCTATGATGGTGACACCAAGAAAGTTCCTGTACAAAAGCATCGCGATAAGTCAGATGAATTAGCTGATAGAGCTAACACAAAGTTATCAACTAGCGGCAAACCATTACTTCCCAAGAACGCACAAAGAAATCTCAAGAGCGCAATCAAACAATCATTGGGTAAGCACGGTCCAGTTGGAATATTGCCCGAGCAAACTGTGACGGAAGGCGAGAGTGCCGGAGTCAGACCATTTTTAATCACCGCAAAACTAGCTGATGGTAATGAGCATCAGTTCCAAGTTCACGCACAAAATGAGCAGCAGGCCCGTGAGAAGTTAGCTAAAAATTATAATCAAATCACTATTCTAAGCGTTAAAGATGATTTTGAAGGCCTGGATCCTAAGGACGATGCGGCCAAACTACTTTCACTCTTAGGGATCAGACCCCCCGCAGAACCAGATCCCAAGCTATGGAGTAACTTAAAACATGGGCCACTAATTAATCACATTTTGGCATCAGTAAAGAACCATCCACAGCAATGGGCTGAGGCAATGGAAGAGTGTTTGGGTAAGTATGGGTGGTCTGATCGTTTTGAAAATGCCGATAATAATAGGATAATCCCATGGCTAAATCATTATGAAGATAAGGCTAAAATATACAAGGTATTAAGAAGAAAGATTAGTTTTGATAATCTTCCACCAATGGCCGTTAGGGCAGTTGATGCTGCGTTGAAGGAGCTTGTAAGTGAGTACAGTAGTTCAGTTGACAGAATACTCAAAATGCCCAGCGAAAAAGTATGGCGGGAGGCTATTAATACAGGAATGCCAGTTTCTGTTATGCTGCTACCAGCGGTAGTTGCATTTGAAAAGATTAATGAACTTGGGCAAACCGCTAATAACAAAAAGCAAGGTGTGACTGAAGGAATGTTTAGTAATTGGTCCAGGAAAGATATTCGTAATAAAGATGGCAACAAAACAGAGCCGATGAAGAAAGCCGCTAAGAAAAAGGTAAAAGAAGGTGAAACAAAACACACCAGTACTGGTAGAATTCACAAAGGTACTTATGGTACAAGCTTTGATGATGACTACAAAGCACCACCTACACAGCGTGGACGTGGTCGCCCACGATTAGGTGCAGATAGTACTACAGGTGAAGTCATGAAGCCCGATTGGAGTGCTTTCTCTAAGAAAGTATCACCTAAGACCAAGTTACCAACCACACGTCATAAAATGGTGGGAGAAACAACACTGTCAGAAAAAGCCAAAAGCCAACAACAACAAAAATTCTTTGGTATGGCTCATGCTTTGCAAAAAGGCGAAAAAATCAAAGGCGCAAGCCCAGAATTAAAAAAGGTAGCAAGTACTATGGGAAAACAAGATGTTAAAGATTTCGCAGCAACCAAACACAAGGGTTTGCCTAAGAAAGTATCTGAGGGTAGAATTAAAGAATTAGCCATGGATCTGGATAATCTGACAGATGCAGCTTTCTTAAAAAAATACAAAATGACCAAAGCTCAAGCTAAAAAGAATATGACCGGCACAGTTACAACAGCTGAAAAGAAAGTCGATGAAACCTATGCCAAAATTAACAGTATGATTAATGAAGAATTTGGTGTAGACGATGCAGCAGATGATGCTGAATCACAATTGACTTATGAACAGGAACAACTCAAGGAAGCTCTTGGTGAAGAACTTTATACAGAACTAACTGAGATAATGAAAACCGGCGATATACCCAGCGAGGAACTCTATAGTGCATTAGCTCAACATTTCCGAGATACTGGTGAAATACCCGAGGACAGTGATGAGGATGAATCAGAATGGTTAAGTAACCGTGTTTATGAGATATTTTCAGACTCAGTAACAGAGGGAGCATATACACAGCATTATATGGATGCAAACAAACCCAGCAAAGATCGCCAATCTGCAGAAGCTGGTTCGCAAAAATACAGCGAAATTGAGCCAGTTAGTTTCAAAGATGATCCCATACAAGCAACTACCGATCGAGCACTAAAATATGGTGCCAAAGGTTTGGAAAAGGTGCAGGGAATGGTTAAACGTGGATTAGATGAAGCTGTATGCCCTACCTGCAATCAAACCAATTGCACTTGCCAAAATTCTGAATTATCCGAAATGCTGCGTCTTTCTGGATTGACATTGGAGTCGGGGGAAGTAGATGAAGGTAATGAATTTACACTGGCACGTAAAGAAGCTATCAAAGCAGGAAAAGACACGTTTACTGTAGCCGGAAAGACTTACAAAGTTACCGGTGACACAAGCGACGAAGAAAAAATCGAAGAATGTACTGATGGCAGCATGAGTCCAGTGCCTGAATCAGGACAAACTACTGGCGACATCAGTGTTAATAGCTCAATAAGTAGTCGAGGTGACAAATCAGTATCCGTGACTGCCACAGGCGATCAGGCCGATATACTGAATCAATTATTGTCCTTGGCTGGCCTATCTGGGGGAGCCGAAACATCATATTCTGAGACCCCAGCCGTAGATGTTGTGGATATTATGGGATCAGAACAAGAAATGTCTGAGGAAAAAGATTCAAGATATCAGGCTAACACTACTCCTGAAGAGCATTTATTTCCTATACAGGCAATTACCAAAGGCGGCGACGGAGAAGTAGCAGGTAAAGAAAAGAAGATGAATTCACGTGGATATAAATTCGTTGACAACCCATTGGCAATGAAGGAAAGTAATATGAGCGCTAGATTGATGCGTGAATATGAAAGCATTAAATTACATACTACTAAATAATGCTATAGGGGTCTATTATGAACATATATGAAATTATAACTGAGGGGTTGTCAGTACAGCCCGCAGGAAAAATGGATCCCACATATACTGCGGCACGGGGTGGGGTGTTTTTGGCTCGAGATGTTGGGGGCTATGATAGAATATACCATATGAATAGACTCATGATGGCTATGGCACTGGCTGATGGTAAATCTAAATCCCCAGTTAAAATGAATTCTAGCTCATGGTCTGAAAAGTATAACACAGTTCATCCATATTCTGACGAAGAGTATAATATGGTGTATTCGGCCATGGCCACAGTACCCACTGACGGAGAGGAACACTTTAAAGATCGTCGTAGCTTAGAGATCGATGGCACTAACAAAACAAGTCCTTATCCTTCGAATCTAGGTCCTATTAAGAAAAAATAAATGAAAATTGCAGAGATTCTTAATGAAGGGGCAGATATAAGTCTAATTCCGAAAGACTTAGGACCAGTGCCGTCAGACGTAGCTGGCGCACTACCTGCCACTTATTCATTGCCTAACTTAAGAAATCAAGACCCATATCTTCAATATAGAATGGGTCTTGCAATGTCGGCGGCCCGCAGCGGCGCCGAATATCACGCAGCTAGCGCGTTCGGCGAAAATATGACAATAGTAGCATATTCTCAAGAGGATCAGGAAACAATAGCATTAGCATTAAAATTAATGGGCAAACAATATGGCCAAGGTGCTAGACTGATTGGTGATCCTAAATCTCAGGAATCGGATTCGGTAAACACAACCAGCCCAGTGATACCACGTGGGCCTATTCAGCGCAAACGATGATATGGACGAGTTGCAGCAACTTAAATTGTTAGCGGGTATAGGCAACAGGCCTAATTTACAGCCCTACACGGGATTAGAGGGCAGTAATATCAGTATTACGGGAAATGAAAAGGCCCAGTTGATGCGTGAACACGACATCAAACCAGGCACCGAAGCTTGGTTCAGACTCTGGTTTAGTAGGCCATTCTTAACCAACGAAAAACCTATTTAATGGGTTTTTCTAAACCTAGGTACTGATACCAACTATCATGCTTAACTTGTACACGACGTTCCTTCCAGAGGTTGATCAACTGAAAATGGTCGGGTTTATATGGCGGTCGAATCGGTTTAATGATTCTGTGCCCCTTTTTATGATTACAGGTCTTGCAAGCAGTTGAGCAATTTTCCCAAGTAGTTTTCCCACCTTCCATGCGCGGTACAACATGGTCAATAGTCAATTCTTTATATTCAAAAGTTTCACCACAGTATTGGCATCTAAACATGTCACGCAAAAACAGATTGCTGCGACTGAACTTGGCTGATTTTTTAAATTTAAAGTATTCTTTGCTTACTACAACAGACGGTACCTTCATGCTAAAGTGTTCACTGCGAATAATCCAGTCGTGGTACTCCTCAATGACACTTACCTTGTCAAGGAAAACCAATTTTATACAGTGCTGCCAATCAATCACACTCAGTGGTAACACTGACACTGGATTAAAATCTGCATTTAAAAGTAAACAATCTGACATTTTAGTACTCCATTTTTTTAGACCATTAGGGCTGATTATAACAACACCTTTATTTTTTGTCAATTTTTGCGTTGACTCAAAAATTAATAAATAATTATATGCCAAAACCAAAAACACTTGAAACGGTTTTAATTAAAAAACCCAATACCATTGAAACATATACACAAGCACAATTACAAGCAGTGATAAACTGTGCGGATCCAATTAGTGGGCACAAATTTTTTTTAGAAAACTATTTTTATATTCAGCATCCAACACGTGGCCGAATGAAATACAGCCCATTTGAATACCAGGTGAGGCTAGTAGATACTTATCATAATTATAGATACAGTATAAATTTAATGCCTAGACAATCAGGAAAATCAACAACTGCTGCGGGCTATTTACTGTGGTATGCTATGTTTGTGCCGGACTCCACTATTTTGGTGGCTGCTCATAAATATATGGGTTCTCAGGAAATTATGCAGCGTGTACGTTATGCCTATGAAAGTGTCCCAAATTATATACGGGCAGGAGTAGTGGACTACAATAAAGGAAGCATAGTATTTGATAATGGGTCCAGGATTGTATCAACTACAACCACTGAAAATACAGGTCGTGGTATGAGTATTTCATTGCTTTATCTAGATGAGTTTGCGTTCTTACGACCCAACGTGGCAAAAGAGTTTTGGACTTCTATTAGTCCTACACTATCCAATGGTGGTAAATGTATAATAACCTCTACGCCCAACAGTGATGAAGATCAATTTGCACAAATTTGGAGGCAAGCAAATAAATGCGTTGATGAATATGGCAACGCCACCGATCTGGGAGTAAATGGTTTTAAAGCATTTAGGAGCTATTGGCAAGAACACCCGGAACGTGACGCCAAATGGGAAGCTGAACAGCGAGCCCAGTTAGGAGAAGAAAGATTTAGACGTGAAATGGGTGGGGAATTTATTATTTTTGAAGAAACATTGATAAACCCCATTAAACTCACTGAAATGTCAGGCATTGACCCAATTGAAAAACAAGGCCAAGTACGTTGGTATAAAAAACCCAAACCTGGGCATGTTTATATTGTGGCATTGGATCCCAGTTTGGGCACTGGGGGTGATTTTGCGGCCATGCAGGTGCTGGAATTACCGGGTATGCATCAGGTTGCTGAATGGCAACATAATAGAACTCCTATCCCGCAACAAATTAAGATACTCAGTGAAATCACCAAATATCTAGTAGATATAACAGGCTCAAATACCGATGTTTATTATAGCTTGGAAAACAACACATTGGGGGAAGCAGCATTGGTTATGATAGAAGAGTATGGTGAAGAAAACATAAGCGGTATTTTCCTGACTGAACCCAATAAAGTTGGCTCCACCCGTCGTCATCGCAAAGGGTTTACAACAACGAACAAAAATAAACTAACTGCTTGTGCAAAATTAAAAAGTTTAATCGAAACAAATCGACTGCATATTGCCAGTAAATCTTTACTCAGTGAGTTTAAAACATTTGTTGCTTTGGGCAGTAGTTATGCAGCCAAGCCAGGCGAAACCGATGACTTAGTTATGGCATTAATCTTAGCGATTCGAATGACTATCTTTTTAAGAGAATATGACCCCAATCTCGACGAAGCGTTAAATGATCGTGAGGATAATTTGATACTTCCTATGCCATTTATTATGACATAGAGCTCATGGTATTTGCACAGAATATATAAATACATTACTATGGCATTAGAAATTAACAAAATTGCAGAATCACTGTTTGACAAAATTCGAAGTCGATTCGAAAAAGTAACGATCACTGATGAAAATTCGGAAACCACCCTTGAGCCTGAAAACGCTAGATTTTTTAGTTTCGCGTTTGTAGCGAATGGTAAAAACTACGGAACTGTAACGATTAGCTTGATAGATGAGAAAAATTTAAAAATCTATTATGATAAATCAATGACTAGCAACAACGATCCCAGGGGTAAACAAATTTGGTACGATTTTCTCAGGGACATAAGAATGTTTGCCAAACGTAATATGCTGAGTTTTGATGTTCGTGACATAGCCAAGTCTGGTCTGGAACTTAGAGACCAAACGCATGCTTCAGCAGATGCTCAGATCTATAACCCCAAAGAGTTAAAAGTCTCTGAAAGCAAACTGAGTCCTGTGACAGGAACTCGCAGATCTAGTTATCAGAAATTGGAATCAGTCAAGATTATTGTACGTCATAGTAAGCCAATTGATGAAGAGCAGCGTGGGGCTCGTAGTCGCAATATTCACTCATTGTTTATTGAAACCGACCTAGGTGAGCGTTTTAGATTACCAGACGGCACTACGTTAAATGGTGCTAGAGCCTATGCACGTCATATTAAAAATGGTGGATCTATCAATGATGATTTGGGCCAACACATAGGCAAAATCATCAAAGAAATGACTGATCTAAAACATTTTGTTCGTAATATGCGTGGTAGAAAATTTGAAGATACCGAAACATCCTGTATGGTTGAAGCAGCAATAGATCACTATGGTGGATTGCATAGAGATTTATTTGGGATAAAAAGCCAGCGTGGTTACGAACAATATCGAGAAAATTGGAGCCCAGATCAAGCGATTACCGATGATTATGACATCGATGAGCTTAAGGAACGATTTGTTAAACGCATATTCGATGACCGTATGCTTGGTGCATTGCCCATAGTTTATCGTGCATACAAAACACGTAAAGATTTGGTTGGGGAGGAATTTGAAAAGTGGGCCAATGAGGTATTAGAAACCGCAAATACAGACGACATACCATTGGCCAACAGCATTAGTGATAACCATAATGATCTAGATGGTGAAACACAGGATGAAACGTTCAAAGATTTATTTGACAGCAATGAATTTCATTATCAGTTTTCAGATGGCAAATATTGGTTTCAAAGCCAGGAAGAATTGGAAAGAGCCAAAGACATAATAGCAGAACACGACCCTGATATGGAATTTCCAGACATGGGAGTGCATAATGTAGAATTCGGTAATTCCAATACCACTACTTGGGATCAGAAACAATCAGACACAGATTTGGACTCTGTTAAAAAATTGGCTGGTATTACCAAATAGTTTGTTTTTAGCAGACAGTGTTGCTATACTAAGTCTGTGTTTAAAAATTTTTACTTTCCAATCTAAAGTATAAATACATAGTTACGTAATACAATAGGTGTACTACGTATCTGGATAAACTAAGACCATCTTAAAACAATTAAAGGAACTCATCATGGCAACAACACTAGCAGAAATGCGCGCAAAATTACTCGCTCAAGAAAACAAACAAGCCGGCGGCAACAGCGGCGGGAGCGGAGACAACGTAATATTTCCCCACTGGAACATTCCCGAAAACACAATCGCACGTCTAAGATTTCTACCAGACGCAGATCCCAAAAACACTTTTTTCTGGGTTGAACGCAATCTAATTAAATTACCATTTGCTGGGGTCAAAGGACAACCAGACAGCAAGCCAAACATTGTACAAGTTCCATGTATGGAAATGTGGGGAGAGGCTTGCCCAATACTAGCAGAAGTTCGTACTTGGTTCAAAGACAAAAGTTTGGAAGAAATGGGTAAAAAATACTGGAAAAAGAGAAGTTATCTTTTTCAGGGGTTCGTTCGCGAGAATCCCTTGGCTGATGACAAGACTCCTGAGAATCCTATTCGTCGATTCATTATCAGTCCTCAGATCTTTACTTTGGTCAAGGCGGCGGTAATGGATCCGGAACTTGAAAACCTACCCACAGACTACGAAGGTGGTCTTGACTTCACTGTGAAGAAAACTGGCAAGGGTGGATATGCTGATTACAATACAAGTTCATGGTCGCGCAAGGAAACAGCATTGACTGCCAAGGAACGAGAAGCAATTGAGAAATACGGACTATTCAATCTAGCTGATTATTTGCCTAAGAAGCCAGGTGAGGTTGAGCTGCGTATTATCAAAGAAATGTTTGAAGCCAGCGTTGATGGTGAGGCCTTTGACTTAGAACGTTGGGGCGCATACTACAAGCCATTTGGGGTAGGTAATTACGAAAATACAGCTTCTGTTACAACTTCTTCGACCACCACTGGTACGTCAGGAACTGCAACAACAGTTACTACTACCAAATCATTGCCAGAATCTCTGGATGATGACAGTGACGAACCCGAAGTAGCAGCTCAACCTGTACCATCGACAAAACCCAGCAGCCAAAGAGCAGAAGATATTTTGGCTATGATTCGCAATCGTCCAAGGACCTAAGCTGAATAAAAACAGTTATATGGGACTCACTTATAGAGAGTGAGTCCTACTTTATTACGGCTAATTACACAAAATAACAGGAGAAATATTATGGGAAAACCCTTTGACGTAGCAAAATTTAGAAAGTCAATTACTAAAAGTATTGAGGGATTAAGCGTGGGGTTCAATGACCCCACAGATTGGATTAGCACAGGCTCATATGCACTGAATTATCTTATTTCTGGTGATTTCAATAAAGGAGTACCACTGGGTAAGGTAACAGTGGTAGCTGGACAATCAGGCAGCGGAAAATCTTTTATCTGTTCAGGTAATTTAATTCGCAGCGCTCAAAAACAAGGTATTTATGTAGTTTTGATAGACAGCGAGAATGCACTAGATGAGGCTTGGCTCACTGATTTGGGAGTAGATACCAGTGAAGACAAGTTGTTAAAACTCAATATGGCAATGATTGACGACGTGGCTAAAACTATTAGTGAATTTGTCAAAGGTTACAAGGAATTACCAGATACAGAAAAACCCAAGGTTTTATTTGTGATTGATAGTTTGGGTATGTTGATGACACCCACTGATGTAAACCAATTTGAAGCAGGTGACATGAAGGGTGATATGGGACGTAAGCCCAAGGCCCTAACAGCATTGGTTCGTAATTGTGTTAATATGTTTGGTAACCTAAATATTGGTCTAGTGGCAACCAATCACTCCTATCAGTCGCAGGACATGTTTGACCCCGACGATAAAATAAGTGGTGGACAGGGTTTCATCTATGCATCCAGTATTGTTATTGCAATGCAAAAATTAAAACTCAAAGAGGATGCAGAGGGCAACAAAGTCACCACTGTACAGGGTATCCGTTCTAAATGTAAAATTATGAAAACCCGTTATAATAAACCTTTTGAAGAAATCGAATTGAGGATACCCTGGGACACGGGCATGGATCCCTATACAGGATTGTTCGACCTAATGGAGAAAAAAGGTTTGTTGACCAAAGATGGCAATCGTTTTGCATATGTGGATTTGAATGGTACTGTACACAAATATTTTAGAAAAGAATGGCTGAAGAATCAAAACAATGTGTTTGATTTAGTAATGTCAGAGTTCACGCAAAAACAAACAGCTTTGGGGTCAGCATTGACTTTGACTGATGAATCTGTAGAATAGACTAAGTAAAGAGATATATTCAAGGAATAATTATGGACATGGATTTATTGACAGAAGTTTATCAAACACTTAAACAATATATTTCATCTAAGGATAGGCAAGAAGCCAGTGATACTTTAATGAGTATACTTGTGGATCAATTAAGTGATGAGGACATCAAAATTTTTGGTAGCACAGATTCCTATACTAAGCGCAGCCTAGAGGAATATTTCAGCGATTTAGATGATGATGAAGACCTTGACGAAGACTTTGAAGATTAACGATGTGGTATAATAAAGTGGTGGCGGATCTGACTCAGATACCATCATGCATTAGTTACTATGAAGCTGAGTTGGCATCTGCAAAATATGAAACATCGGTCAAGGGCAATTTGGAAAAAAACCTATCAAACTTGCCGGGAATAACAGAACACAGATTCAACCAGCTTCAGGAAATTGAGGCAATTTTAAATTATCTCAATATACAACTCAGAAAGATAAAGCGCAAACATTTTCAAAAGTATCTAGAATCCTATGCAAGAGCACTGACCAGTAGAGATGCAGAAAAATATACCGAAGGCGAGGATGAAGTAGTTGATTTTGAAACTATTATCAACAGTGTAGCATTGATTAGAAACAACTATCTTGGCCTTCTAAAAGGGTTAGAATCTAAGAATTTCATGTTGGGACACGTTGTTAGACTCAGGGCCGCTGGACTTGAAGATGTTTCTATATAAGGAAGAACTATGAGAATTGTTATATGTACAGGCGGCTATGATCCAATTCACAGTGGGCATATTGCTTATTTTAAAGCAGCCAAAGCATTGGGTGATAAACTAATTGTTGGGTTAAACAGTGACCAATGGTTAATACGCAAAAAAGGCCAGGCCTTTTTACCATTGCAAGAACGTTTTGCAATTGTCAGTGCTCTAGGGGTAGTAGACGAAGTTTTGGTTTATAACGATGATGATAATTCCAGTTGTGATGCGATAAGATTGGCTAAACTTCGATATCCCAATGATACTTTGATTTTTGCCAATGGTGGTGACAGAAACAAAGACAATATTCCAGAAATGATTTTTGACGATGTGGAGTTTGCTTTTGGAGTAGGTGGCAATAACAAAATTAACTCTAGTAGCTGGCTACTTCAAGAATGGAAAGCACCAAAAACTGATCGTAACTGGGGCTATTATAGAGTTTTACATACTGTGGGGTCCAAAGTTAAACTCAAAGAACTCACAGTAAATCCCAAAACCTGTTTGAGTATGCAACGGCATGCCGAAAGGTCAGAATTTTGGTTTGTCGCTCAGGGCACAGCTTCAATATATACGTTGGACTCCAGTACAGATCGTGAGTTAACATCCGAGTTGCAGGCACATGAATCTACCTTTATCAAACTCAATGAATGGCATCAATTGTGCAATGAAACAGATTTCCCACTTAAACTAATAGAAATACAGTACGGTGATACATGTATAGAAGAGGATATACAGAGGCATTGAACTCGCAATGAAGATAAATAAATATTATGCGTGAACTAATTAATCGTCTACTTCTTATTGAAGCTACTATGCTTGATCCCACACAGATCAAAAAGCGTTTCCATTTATTCAAAGCACATATTGAAAATGGTCGCCCATTTTATACATCAGATGGAACTCCAGTGGTATTAAAGACCTCAGAGGCTGAAAGATTTCAAAATATGTATGATCAAGACATGTTTCAAGGATCTATAAAAGCTGAGGATGAAGATGGGAAACTTTGGCCATTGAGTAGTTTTTTAAAGACCCGGGACTTTGGTGGTCAAGCTATACCGCCGGGTCAAGGTGGTGGTGACACTGATGTAGGTAAGGAAACAGCAGCAGTAAAACCCACACAGATTGGTATAACTGACAAAGATTATACTGGTGCCACTTTAGCAGAAGCAATTATAAACAATGAAGTACTTGCTAGTACAAGTTACGGTCGCGCAGTGATCGACATGGCTCAAAGTATTATCAGCGGTGACCCAGCAATTATACCCAAGGAATTTTTAAAACAAGAAGCAATTAAAAAAGCCATTGTTGATTATGCAGGAGAATATCTGGGGGTTTTGGCCTTGGTCTATGGCCGCAGTGATTTTCCCAAGAAAAAGGATTTTTTAGGTTGGTTAGGTGGTAATCTTCAAGATCTGACATTGAGATTTCCCAGCATTTCTAATCTTGCCATTGCAGACAGTTTTGCCACAATCATTAATACAGAAACTGACCATCAAATTAACATCAGTAGTAAAGGCACAGGCGGCGGCGCCGCACCCAGCGTGAGTGGTCTAGTAGTACCAGATCATATTAGAAGTAAAAAGAACTATAAAACAGCAATTGACTTTATTGAACTTTGCCAAAATAAAAATTTACCCAAACCTGCCACAGTGAGTCAGGTATTTTTGGCCATGAACCTACTTCAAGAACGTGTGCCAGACAGCATCCCTGCAGAGTTTTCGGGTTATGCTCCTTGGGAACGCCGTATAGTTGATCAAGTAAACGATAGCATTCGTTACGGGACCCCTATGCCCGAATATGAACCATTGTGGGCGGGAGTTAGATTTAGCAACAAAGCATCAGATGGCGGTAAGCTAACTTATATGGTGAAACAGGCCGTGTTGAACGCAGTAAACGGTGGTGCTTTGCCTGAGTTTGAGGCTGCGGTTCTTGAGATCTTGGATTATAATTTTATACAGCAATACACTACAGTTGTTGGCAAATCTGGACATTTACAATTTCATACACAGTGGCCAGCCAAATTAGATGGTACAATATCACTAGAAACCAAATCAGGCAGCACAGATCCAACCAAAGGATCTTTTAGCTTTAAATTGAAGCCAAAAGGTGCTAACACACAGGACGAAGGTCCAGAATCAGTTTCTGATACAACATCAGAACCAGCAGCAGAACCAAAGCCAGAACCAGTTGATATAAGGCCCAGAGGCGCAATAAGCAAAGAGCCCGAAATCAGCATAGGCAGAGAACGTCGATGATTTAAAATTGTTGACTTTAAATCCTACCTAGCATATAATACATGCATAGGGCGGGAAGCTTAAATGGTTATAAGCACTGGTCTCATAAACCAGAGACAAGGGGTTCGAATCCCCTACCGCCCACCATTTTATTAAAATTTGACATGTAATCCAAACAATACTGTAATTTATATGACAATCTTAAAAACGGATTCCGACATTAAATTTACGATGAGTGCTAACCTAACTCCTACAGCAGTGGAGGCATTGATTCGAAAACTGCTTCAGGAAAAAACTGGTAAGAAAGTAGCGTCAGTGACGTTCAAAATTCGAAATGTAGCAGATGCCACCGATCGATATAACACAACCGTCTTTGATGGCTGTACCGTTACATTTGAAGATGAATATACTAAGTAATAGTATGGCTAAGAAAACTTGGATTTATGCCAAATCTGTACCAAAAAAGCTCTATGTGGCATGTAGTGGTGGAGTTGATAGTGTTGCAGCAGCAGCCATTCTCAGTGAGTGGAGAGACGTAACTCTAGCTCACTTTAGCCATTGGGATCATGCTTCAGAGCAAGAACTTGAAACAGTATCGGCATTAGCCCATAAGTTGAATCTACCATTGGTAGCCGGGTATCAGGAATCGCAGAGTAAAGGCAATGCAGAAGCTAATTGGCGAGCAGCTAGATACACTTGGTTCCACTCATTGGATGCACCTGTGGCCACCGGGCATACACTGACTGATGCTGTGGAATGGTATTTGATGACTTGCCTTCGAGGGCGCGGCGAATTTATGCCAGTTCAGAACAAGAATGTATTTAGGCCGTTTTTATTCACAAACAAAACAGAATTGGTTGAGTATGCACAGGCTAAAGGTCTAGAATGGTGGGATGATCCCACCAATAATGATCCAGATTTTGCCTTGAGGAATCGAATTCGTAGTCAACTGCTACCACAGGCCACCTCTTGTGAACCAGGATTGGTGAATATGGTTCGTCGACGTATTGTTGAGAAAACGAAAAAAGAAGTTGAAATTACTAGTTGACAATAAATATCTCGTCAACTATAATAGATACAAATTAAGACTACTCAATGTGTTTAAGTTGAAAAATATGCACATTTTGTAAAAGTAAATAAGCGACTGTAGCCGAATTGGTCTAGGCATCAGACTTAAAATCTGACGGTTCCGTAAGGGCCTTGTGGGTTCGAGTCCCACCAGTCGCACCAAATTTTTTGAAAAAGATAAATAAAGTATTGACAATAAAGTATAAATAAACTATAATAGACACAAATTATGAAAAACCAGCAATTATTGCAGCAATTTAAATGTTTTGACCTCGAAGGCGGCTCAATGCCCACCTATTGGTCCGCGTTTGAACATGCCACCAATGATCGCGCACCAGAGATTATCGGGGTCCAGGAGACCAAAGTGTAAAAAAGCTTACACCAAACACCCTGGACCCTGAGATCGAAAGACTCAGGGTTTTTCGTTTTTATTAAGGAAAAATGATAGAAGATAAACAATTAAAAAATTTAGAGTGGTTGCAAAAGTACACACTTACCAAACAACAAGTCAATCAATTGATTTTAAACAAGGTAGTACGTGCTCAAGCAATGCAAGCTGAAATGAAAAAGCGAGAGATGCTCTGCGGAGATCGTTAGAATCGCAAAGTGTGAAGTATACCAGTAACGAGGACTGGGCCCTGCACTTTAAACATGGGGCAAACGGGCGGGACTGGGGATGGCTTATCTTCTTGTAGATAAAAAAATCCAGTTATATTAAAACATACCCCGTGCAGGGTTCGTAGGATAGGATTCCTAGTGTGTTTTAATATACACATTGGAAACAGTGTGTTTAATAATACGGATGTGTAGGAAAACTGGTAACCCCAGAGGACTGTAAATTCTCCGCCTCACGGCACTGTTGGTTCGACTCCAACCGCATCCACCAATTTTGAAAGTCGACTGCGAAAATGTGTTATAGACACTTAGAAAGAGTCAAGTAGAGGATCACCACTTTCCGTACAAAGTAACGGACTTTCAATAAAATATGGGCTGATAGTTTAAACTAGGGCACTTAGACACCCGCCAGTCAGCAAATATCACGTAGAGTATAATCGTGAGGCGTTGACACACTGTACTCGTTGGGCTGGCGTATTACCAACGTTAAATTCAAGTCTACACATTTTCGGGGGATGGGTCTGCTAGGCGTGGACACCTGGCCTGCAACCAGGATACAGATCGGTTCGAATCCGATATTCTCCAAATGTTTTTTAGAGTTCGTCTACATTAGTATCCACCAATGTATAAATAACTATATAGAAAACATCTGGAGAATTAGTGAATACAAAAGTTGAATGCAGTTGCGTAATTTGTAAAAAGATATATACTGTAAAAGGTATACATACACATTATGATAGAAATCATGCTCTGAAAGAAATAAGATTAAAATATTCTTCCGGAAACAATGGAAGTTATGATATAATTTCTAAAAGAATTGAGCAGAAAAAAATTGAACAGATTGAAGAATATATAAAGTCTCCGAACACTTGTATTATCTGTTCTAACATATTTGATTTTGAACGTAGAAATAATAAATTCTGTTCTCATTCGTGTTCTGCTACTTTTACCAACAATAAAAGAAAAGAAGATGGATGGAAATTATCAGATGAATCTAAATCAAAAATAAGCAGTGGAGTTAAAACTCATAATTCTATCTTCGGATTAAAAGGCGGCAGATCAGTTAACCCATTATTAGAACAAACATGCAAACAATGTGACAAAGTATTTTACTCAAAAAAGATAAAATTGTACTGTGGTGTTAATTGCTCAAAAATAATTAAAAAAGCCGAAGTAGAATCTCGAAGAACTCCACTACAAAATTATAGAGCTAACTGTGCTTTTAAGTTTAGCCTGAAGGATTATCCTGATGAGTTTGATTTTGCATTAATAATTACACATGGGTGGTATAAAGCAAAAAATCGAGGTAATAATCAAACCGGAGTTAGTAGAGATCATGCAGTTAGTGTTAGATACGGATTTGATAATAATTTACCATCAGAACATCTAGCACATCCTGCTAATTGTATTTTGATGCAACATAATAAAAATGTGTCTAAAGGAATTAAGAATACATTTTCATATGAAGATTTGTTAATTAAAATTAAAGAGTGGGATGAAAAATATCCTCCTCGGCAGGAGTTCGATTCCCCGTCTGGTCCACCAAGTTTTTAATGGAGCGATAGCATAGCGGCTAATGCATCTCCCTGTCTAGGAGACTATCGTGGGTTCGAGTCCCATTCGCTTCGCCAGTTTTTAATGCCGCTGTCGTCTAATGGATAGGACACTTAAAAAGTGACTCTGTTTAGAGTACGTTCAGCATAAATTATTTTCCATGTCAAGGAAGGAATCTGGGTTCAAATCCCAGCAGCGGCGCCACAGTTTATGGGACTAAAATATGATTCTGTAAAGAATTTATACTGCATTTTTTAAAGTCCCGCCATATTATCTCGCATTCGGTTAGCGGCTATGCCACCTGGTTTGGGACCAGGATTTCGAAGGTTCGAGTCCTTCATGCGAGACCATCATTATGTGTCGCAGGTTCAAATCCTGCCACACAGACCATATTTGCCGTTGTAGTCCTCTGGGAGGGCACTGGATTGTCTATCCAATTAAGGCGGGTTCGATTCCCGTCGGCGGCGCCAAACATAAGATAGTCCTTATTGTTAGGACTGTAACGTCAAGGGAGTCGGGGCTAACCTTGTAAATCACGCCCGGCAGAAATACTAAGACAACACTTAGTAAGATGAGTAGATGGAAACCGAGCCATGCGAGACTGCGTGGTCTTCAGCAGCATATGAGGTGGCTGACGATGCGAGAGTAAGTCGGTCCAGTAGGGTATGAAAAGTGTTGTTGGCGGAAAAACTGCAACAAGGACAGAAGTTATATAATAACGCCGTGTATTCCTTGACTAATTTAAGAATCAAGTGGAAAGCAAGAGCCACAAAGTAAATAGTAGACTATCATGGAACTGCGGTAGTCTTTGCAGTGATCAACTGCGTCAGCCGTACGGTTGAGCAACACTGGGGTAAGAGTCCCAACGTAGCAGTTTCAGAAATTTTGCCCGGGAGACCGAATGGGGAGGTAGCGTCTTGATAAGGCGTTTGTAGTCAGATCGAAACTGACTCCGGGTACCAAGTTTTGTCCCTGTAGATTATCGGTTAGATCAACAGCCTTTCACGTTGTAGAGCCCGGTTCGATTCCGGGTAGGGACGCCATATTGAAATACATTGTAAGCCGTGACAGGTTGAGCCTGAACGAACACACAGCACTATCGAGGTGGCTGGTCGTAGCCGAGGTAACGAGCATCGCCTAAATCAGTGTGTTTCAATATGGTTGTATGAAGTAGATAGAAAAGGATTCAAGACGCCGGGGCAGTGCCGGCCAGGTCCACCATAAGGAAATTGACACGGTGTACAACGTGCGTCACTGCGTCAAGCATACGGTCAGAACATAGAGTCTGAATTTAGTTTCCTTTTGATGGGCCTGACACAGGATCGATTGAGTCAAGAGTATAGAAATGGACAACTCGGCAATGTAGAAGCCGTTAGGATTGGGGTGACCTGGTCGTAGACACAAAAACTTTATCTGCAAATGATGAAAAATTCCTAATGGCTGCGTAAGCAACCTAGGCGAGGTAGTTATACCTTGTAACCAAAAATAGCATTAGACTCTACGGAGTCTAATTACCCAATTTGAGTAGATGAGTTGTAGCAAATTATTATTTAATTTAATTTTAGTATGCTATACTCATGTATAAATACTTCGCAACTGAGCGATATGCTCACCAGTAGAGGAACTGGTAAACTCACCGGACTGTTAATCCGACTCTTAATTGAACTGCTGGTTCGAAGCCAGCCTGGTGAGCATATCGCTTTAATTGTTACAACTGTTAATTTATGAATTAATAGTACGAAGATAAATAAGTATATGAAATATTATTATCTTTATAAAATTACTAACACCGCAAACAATAAAATTTATATCGGCGTACACGAGACTAATAATCTTGATGACGGGTATATGGGCTCTGGTAGATATTTGTCAAATGCTATAAAGAAACATGGACTAGTAAAATTTAAGAAAGAAATTCTAGAATTCCTCCCCTCATCTGAAGAAATGTATGCCCGAGAAGCAGAGATAGTAAATGAAGAATTCCTAAAACGCAAAGACATATATAATTTGAATTTAGGAGGTACAGGTAGTTGGCACCAAGTGAATTCGTCTGGTAAAAACGTATACGGCAAAAATGGACAGCTAGGTTACGGGGGTGAAAATTTACACAAATCTGTCACCTCCGAAAGAATGAAGCAACAAGGTAGATATCAAGAGTATATTAATAAAATTTCAAATAGTCTTGCTGCGAAACACGCTAGTGGAGAATTAGTATCTATTTTCACTACTAATAATCCTATGTACGACCCGAACATAATACAAAAAGTAAAAGAGTCATATAAAAAAATAAAACATCAGCAAGGCACAACTAATTCACAATACGGGACTTGTTGGGTCATACATGAGATGTTTGGAAAAAAGAAAATAAAAAAAGAATTATTGCCCCTTTACATAGAACAAGGATGGTATGCTGGTGCATCATTCAAGTTTGTTAGGCAAAAGAAAAAACGAGAATATGTATCGGCAGAAGTCAGAGAAAAAGATATACGAATATATAGAGAATATTATAGAATTTATCAACAAGTAAGTTTTGATGAATTCGTCAAGATTACTGGATATAAACATTCTAGACCAAATTTGGTACAGCGGTTAAGTGACTTGCTACCAGAATTTGTTCCACAAAACGGAAAACGTAGAGTTACTAAATAAATTTAGAATCCTTTCAGCAAAAAAATACACTCGAAATGTAAAAAAGAGGATTCTGTTATATATCGCGGAGTGGGGGAGTCTAGCCGTCCCCGATGGTCTCATAAGCCATAGATCGCAGGTGCGAATCCTGTCTCCGCAACCAGGTAGTTAATATTGCGTTTGTGATGTAATTTGTAGCCATGCGAGTCTTAGAAGCTTGTGCCGAAAGGCGTGTCAGTTTGAATCTGTCACCCGCATCAAAGCATCTTACTTTGTGTAATTATGTCCCGTTCATCTAGAGGCCTAGGATAGTACCCTTTCACGGTATTTACAGCGGTTCGAATCCGCTACGGGACGCCAAGTTTAGGATCAGTTCAGCAAACTCAAAAATTTTTTTATCATTCAAAAAAACCAAAGTTGATCCTGTTTTATGTTGCTTCATTAGCTCAGTGGTAGAGTATTCAAAAAGCCTTTGTAGTTAAATGGTATAACGTTCGCTTGATAAGCGATTATTACAAGTTCAATTCTTGTCGAAGGCACCAGTGACCCAGTTTACTCTTTTTAAACCCGATGATGTGAAAAATTTAGGAACGGTCCCATAATGGTATTGGAGAAGATTGCTAATCTTTCGATCGTAGTAATACGGTTTCTGAGTTCGAGTCTCAGTCGTTCCGCCAAAATAAAGGAAGATGATGCAGGTGCGTTGGTGCGCGCCTTGGTTGTATAACAAAGACTATATTAGTCTATAATGAATAAATTGGAAGTGCTACCGTCTAGGAGAGCGGCACAGTCTTGAAAACTGTTTGATTCAGAAATGGGTTAGAGGGTTCGAATCCGTCCACTTCCGCCAATAATTTATAAGGGTCGTTCTTCTAATTGGCAAGATCCCTGACTCCAAATCAGGATGTTAATGTAGGTTCGAGTCCTACGCGGCCCGCCAGTTTTTCAATGGTAATTTAGTTTAATGGTAAAACCCTAGTTTCATACGCTGGTGACGAAAGTTCGATTCTTTCAATTACCACCACTGCTACCAAATATCGCCCCTGTACGCTAATAGGTAGTGCGGGTTGACTTAAAATCAGCTGGATGTGGATTCGAATTCCTCCAGGGGCACCAAATAGAAAGGTCATAATGAAACTTAGAAATATAGTGTTAGCATTGAAAGATCAAGGTCCGTTTAAACGATTCTATAGGAATTTCTTTGTAACACGTAATGCCTGGGGATTGTTCCACAAAAACTCACACATAGCCGCAGGATCAGGTAATCCAAAGGTTATGTATAATTCAAAGGCATCAGCCGAAAAAGCTGCTGCTTCGATGACAAAGAAACATGGTGTTTGGTTCTCTAACTATAAGTGCTTACACTGCGATGGCTATCATTTAGGTAAGAACAGAGATAACAAATATAAAGAATAATTTGCCCCCGTACGCTAATTGGTAGTGCGGATTGATTTAGGGTCAGTTGGTTGGGGGTTCGAATCCGCCCGGGGGTACCAAGTATAAGTAAAGGACGTTAACAGATATGAAAATTCAAAAAAGTAGAAAGCCAAGAACAACCGGTAGCAATCTCGATTATGATGGTTCTCATATATTTGGGCAACCTTTTTTTGGAGATACTCCAGCAACCAAAAAACTGTGGGAACGACTCACGCTAAAACTGTGCCTAGGATGCGGACAAAAAGATTGCCGCTGCAAGAGTAAGGCAAGTAATTAAAAAAATACGCCCTTGTGCTGCAATTGGTAGACAGCACAGTTTGAGAAATTGTGAGGTAGAGGTTCGAGTCCTCTCAAGGGCACCAAATTTTGAGATAGACGAGGGAGTCGAATCGCAAGTAACGGCGTGCTGGAAAATATTGTTATTGTTGAAAAAGAACAATACGAAAAGTTTTTGGGGGGTGAGCTAGTTTGGTAATTTCAGCGACTGCCTGAAGAGCAGTAGAACTAGGTTCGATTCCTAGACCTCTCACCAAATATAGTGTTGCAGGTTCGAGTCCTGCCTAGGGCACCAAAAGTTTTGATGACGCCATAGTCGGCTGCTACTACAATGGCAAAGCAGCCCATCAAATTTAATTTGCCCCTGTAACTCAGTGAACAGAGTACTTGGCTTCGAACCAAGGAGTCGAGGGTTTGAATCCTTCCAGGGGCTCCATACGCAAACACATTTGCACCTCTTACGGTGTTAGGGAAGTTCATGCATGGCGACCCGGCGCAGGCTTAGTGTGTTTACTTATGATTTTTAATGCGGGTGTAGCCTAGAGGTCAGGCACTTGCTTGCCAAGCAAGGGTGCGAAAGCCAAACGTCGGTTCGATTCCGACTACCCGCTCCAGTTTTTAAAAAAGAAATAGATAAAATAGGGGTTAAATCGATAAGAGCAGATACTAGTCTTTGAAACTAGGTGAGAAGGAGCGTTACCTTCAACCCCTACCAATAATTTATGCACCAATGTCAGAATGGGATTGAAGCAGTCTGCAAAACTGTTCCGAAAGGGGAGTAGGTTCGATTCCTACTTGGTGCTCCATTATAGACGTTTAGCACAGCGGTAGTGCAAGGCTTTGACGTAGCCTAGGTCAGTGGTTCAACTCCACTAGCGTCTACCAAAATTTAATGCGTCCTTATACCCTCTGGCTACGAACCAGTTGAAAGGTTAACTGGATACATAGAGGTTCGACTCCTCTAGGGCGCTCCACTATAAGGACAATTGAAGGGAATTGGCATACCTTGGATACTCAAAATATCTAGCTTCTGAGTTCGAATCTCAGATTGTCCACCAATTTGACAATAAATAAAAAATCAAGTATAATACATGCTTAGAAAGCAGAGAACAATCATGGCACATAAACAACAAGGCAATCTTACTCGCAGCCCACAATGGTGGCGACATTTGAAAGACTGGAAGCGAGTCTGGCACAAACAAGAGCGTCAAGCGTATCGTCGTGTGATTGGTAAGTTGCTTGACAAATAATCAGCTTTAGTGCTATAATAGACACATAGCAACAAGTAATCCAAGAATGGCTAGAATGAACGAACGAATTGAAAAACTAGCACAAGACTGTTTTGAATACTTTGAGCCAAACTGTAATGGTGATTCTATGGAATTCAATTACAAAAAGTTCGCCGAGTTGATTGTGCGGGAAGTTAACTCTAAATTAGATGACATTGGGGTTATTGATAGGGATTCTCGGACGATGGCAATGAAAGTTATATCAGAATATTTCGGAGTTGAAGAATGAATCGTCTAGAGCAAAGTAAATGCTATCTAAGACAATATTTACTTGCAAGAAAACTAGTGCCATGGATTGCCACAACGGATCATAGCATAGAAGAACGTGCTCGATGGTGTTTGCAAGATTTAGGTGGTATGGCGGGCGACTGGAATACTAGTCGTCACTATACTACTTATTACATGTTAAAAGTTGACAGTAAATAAGAAGTTTGTTGTGCTAACAACTTAGCAAGGAGATGAATATGACAGTTACAGTGGCAAAAATGATGGACGGCAGAGTAGTCGAAATTGTTAAGACTGCTGACACTGTTGCATTCTCAGACGTCAAGAATTGGATCATGGTGTGCTTTGATTTTGAAAAAGTCAATCGTCGTCGTGAACAATTTAAGTGGGTACCTGCAGACACCAAGTTTGAATGGGTACGTGAATTTGGGTTTTAAGAAGAAAGTAAAGGAACTATATGAAACGAGTGATTGAAGTCCGTTCCGCCGAAGGTGGCGAAGACTCTAAACTATTTGTTAAAGATTTGGCACAAGCCTACATTAAATTTGCACAAAGTAAGGGCTGAACTAGCCGCCTGATAAATGAGTATCTTGGCGAAGTTCATATCTTAGTTGAAGGTACTGATTTATCTGGCTTATACAATGAGTCTGGTGGACACAGAATACAGCGTGTACCTCCGACTGAGCGAAAGGGTCGGGTTCACACGAGCACTGTAACTGTTGCCGTTATTGATCCTTGTGTTCCAACCACATATATCAAAGAATCTGATTTAAAGATTGAATGGTATAGTGGCACTGGCGCAGGTGGACAGCATCGTAACAAGCATCAAAATAGTTGTAGAGTTACGCATATACCATCTGGTATTGTGGCAACTGCACAATGTAGAAGTAGACAGAATAGTCAAACAGAAGCCGTTGCAACAATACAACGGCGGGTTGACGAAATATCAAAGATATCGTATAATAGCGGTATAGCAAGTGATAGAAAAACACAAGTGGGTTCAGGTATGCGAGGGGACAAAATTCGCACCTATCGCTTTCAAGATGATGTAGTCAAAGATCATATAAGTGACAAGACTGCAAGTGTCAAGAAAGTTATGAGTGGTAACTTTGAATTGCTGTGGTAGAAAATTTAACAAGGAACTATATGAAACGAAAATCTCGTAAACTATAGTGTCAACTCGAATCCGTATATTGGTCCGGGTTGGCACTTTAAAGACAATTTAATATGCACAACCCGAGGAAACTTTGATTGATGAAGTCCGGACTCTTAATCCGAGAGAACGCAGTTTGAATCTGCGCCGCGGGACCAATATACGGGACAGACACCGAAGTGGCTGCGGTTCCAGACTTTTAATCTGGCGAGAGTAATCTCCTTGTGGGTTCGACCCCCACCTGTCTCACCAATAGTTTTAGTAATTCAGATTTTTTAGAACCTGCTTGATATTCATCATAAGAAATTCTAAAAACATTTAAATTTAGATGAGTTATTATATATTCATCGCGGATTTTATCTGCTTCTTTATGTTTAGGCTTTTCGTGTTGCTTGCCATCAAGTTCAACTATAAGATTTATTTCGGGAAAATAGAAATCCACGAAATACCATTTCTGTGTAATATGATTTCTGATAGTATGTTCAGATTCATATTTTAGAGAAATGTTATTATCTACTAGCCAAGTTTCAAACGATTTTTCAAGATACGATTTTTTATCTCGACGATAATTGCTTCTTCTATTTTGCTTAATTCGCTCGGTCATGTTGTTTGATGCTAGTGTAAATTTGCACTCAGGGGAACAGGTTTTAACAATTTTGTTTTGTATTACAGAATTACATATACAACAAAATGATACATTACAAAATAATTTTTTCAACCCCGTATACGGATTTTCGCGGTTAAACTTGAGAACGCTGGCAGAAATCTTTTGCTTAACAGAAGCATCAAGAGCAACCCCTTTTCGATCCGTGTTGTAAAAACTTGCCGAACAGGATCTTGAACAGAATTTATTATGACGTTGGTTATATACAAGATTAGTATCGCATTGTTTGCACTTGCTGGGATTTTCTAAATATTGATTTTGAATTTTCTGAGCATTTTGTCTAGAGATTTCAACACCTAATAAGCTTCCGGCAAGACGATTTTTACGATTTCTCGCTTTGCCTTCTTCTGTGTGAGCAATGAGATAATGAGAATGAATACCTTTTGAGGTTTTTAGTTGTTTGCAGACTATGCAAGAACAAGGAAATGTTGTATAATTAGACATACACTTATTTATGCATCGAATCCCACTGCCCCTACCATAAGCAAACACACTTACCCTACGCCCGATTAGTAAGGGAGATAGCGACTAAACGCTGAAGGAAGGTTTAAGAGTGTGTTTACTTATGGTAACTAAAAATACCGGAGATATAGTTCAGTTGGTAGTAACGACAGTTTCATATGCTGTATGTCGCAGGTTCGAATCCTGCTATCTCCACCATAACGAATTGTTCCTGTGATAAACGGAACTACAACTTTTGAGTTAGACGAAATTTCGAATCTTTACTTGGCGCCAATCTCTCTGTCGTCCAAAGGATAGGACTATTCCCTCCTAAGGAATAAATGTCAGTTCGAATCTGGCCAGAGGGACCATAATATGGTAGAAGTAGCTTAATGGTAAAGCCTTTGACTGTGAATCAAAGAGATGCGGGTTCGAGGCCCGTTTTCTACCCCAAATAACTTGCTGGGTTGAGGTAGTGGTAACCTAGATGCTTGGTAAGTATCATCCGGGAGTTCGATTCTCCCACCTAGCACCAAATTGTTCAATCAAATCGCTTGCGAAAGCATTGTTATTAGTGTAAAATAGACTTTTAAAAGGCAATTATGAAACAACTAAATGCAACTAACTTGGACATGGAAAAATGTGTGGGTATGATTGGAAATCGATTTGAAATGATTTTGATTGCCAGCGAACGTGCACGTGAATTGAATCGTGGATATAAATCTAAATTAAATACCAACAGGCGCTCAATCAGTACTGCGTTGCATGAAATACAAGCAGGATTGATTGGTAGGGAATATTTGTCTAAAATTAAATAATTTACAAAAAACCCGACCTGTCCACGCAACGGTCTTCTAAGCCGTTGGCATAAACTAGCGTGACGGAGCCAAGAGGTTCAATTCCTCCAGGTCGGTCCATTATTAATCAAGGTAAACATGAAAAATTCAACAACATTTAAACTAAGTAAACGCAGCAAAACTATTACAGCTTTGAGCAAATTTGTCAATCAAGATCAACGTGATGCTTTTCGACGTATGATGATTGAAGCAGAGCAAGTCAGTGCTCAACGTGTCCGCGAAAAACGATCAGCTGATAATTCGACAGAATAAATACTTGGTTGAAAAACAATTTAACCGGGGAATTATTATGGAAAAAAAGTGGTATAAGTCTAAAACTATTTGGGTTAATGTGTTGAGCATTGCTGCTCTGTATGCACAGATAACATCGGGATTTATATTTTCGATTGAATCTCAAACAGCAATGCTGGCATTGATTAATCTCATGCTTAGAGTTGTAACCAAAGAAGAAATAGTTTGGTGAAATAGAAGATATACACTACTGTAAATATACAGTATAATAAGTTATATTAGGATGCGTTCAGCAAACTTTATACATTTGACTTCTAATCAAAACTGTAAAAAAGCATCCTGTTAAATACGGTGAGGAAGAAGCTAAAAGAATGAATTCCAAAATACGTAAAGGAAATACAAATGGTTCTGGCAATAAGGGTAAACCTAAAAGCGAGGAACATAAAAGAAAAATTGCCGCTAACCGTAAAGGTGGGCGACAGAAAATTAATGCGTCTGTGATGTAATTGGTAGCCATGCGAGTCTTAGAAGCTCGTGCCGTGAGGCGTGTCAGTTCGAGTCTGACCAGACGCACCAAATTTGCCCTATAAGAGTTCGAGTCCGGGCTGGGGCACCAAAAGTTATAAGGTTAGGTTCAGCAATCCTTAAATTTAACGAAACTGCTAAAAAATGTTTGGGCATCAAACTCCGATACTTTTTAGATAGAGGATTTTCGATATTTACCTCGATAAAAATTAAAAGTAGACAACTAACCTGTTGAAAACCCGGTTACACTTTTACGTTAAAAAAGTGGGTGGGGCAGTCACCATAGAGAGTGCTAGGCACATACTGTAATGGCCATCGGTCCCGCTAATATGGGATACCGGAAACACAGTAGGTAAGGTACAACGCCTATACCATAAGAATAAATGTTGTGGCCAGGGTAACAACTCGGTTTAGTGACTCTTGTGGTGAGAGGCGACTAGACACTTTAATGAAGCATATCGGTAAGGGGCTTGATCAACCTGTACTGTGACGTAGCAACAGCGGTGTGTTTCAATAAAGTTTAAAAAAACACTTTACAAACATACAAAAGTTTGTTATAATAAATACATGCACTAAGCAATTAGCGCATTTGCTCTTTAAAAATTTAAGTATAAGAAGTTCTTATACAAATCGTTATTCTAAAACACATTTTGATACCTATTAGGTTAACTAGTTGATCGCAGTTAATACGGTGCGTGATGAGTGTGTTTCAGAATAGATAAATGCGGGGTTCATTTAATGGTAATTTTTAGATGACTGAGAGCAGGTGTAGCCTAGAGGTCAGGCACCGTCCTTCCAAGTCGGCAAGCGAAAGCTGAACGCAGGTTCAAATCCTGTCGCCTGCTCTCAGTCATTTAAGTAAACGATAAATTAATTCAACTTTAGTTTTTAGGATTCTTTCAGCAATTAAAAATTTATATTGAAAATAAAAAAAGCGAATCCTGTTATATTTTGCCTGGGTAGTTTAATGGCAAAGTGATCCGACTTACAGATATATTATGGGACATTGGTGCGAGTGGTCGAAGCCGCTATCCTTACAAGATAGAATTACCGAAGGTTCGAATCCTTCATGTCCTACCAATTTTTTAATATAATTTATCGTTATATTTTCTATATATGGGACAACGATCTAACTCATCGCTGGAAATATGTTCTAGCATATTTCCTAACCATATACTTATTTAGTCGAGTCTGTCACCAGGTACCAAGTCTATTTAAAATGTTTAATGCTCGTTGTTTCAATCGTTCCATAAAAACAGATTCGGGTAAGATGCCTTTGGCAAGATTACATTTTCGGCAGGTTACTTGCAAATTATTGTATGAAGTTTCACCGCCTCTTGATTCTGGAATGACGTGGTCCAAGTGTACTTCTGAATTTGATAAATCATCGTCGCAATAAACACAATGCAAGCCATCTCGTTCAATAACTCTACGCCGCAGATTACTTGGTATACGTTCTTTGTGGTTTAACATTCAATTATTTATTTACCTAAGGATCATTATGAAAACATTAATCAGTGCAAATCAAGCATATTCTGTATTTGCAGAAATTATAACTCCAGTTGCTCCAGAAAACCTGGTGCAGTTAAAGTTTTCAACTAAATTTGCTGATGCTAAAAATCCCGACGAATATCATGATAAATTCTCAATGATGCTGAGTCTTCAGGAATTGCGTGGTTTAGAATCTATGTTGATGGCATATACTCAGCATGACACTATTTTGTAAACTTTCGAACTTACATAGTATCATCTATTTGTGAAAGGATATTTCTCAATGATGCCGCATATACACGAACTTTCCAAAGGCAAGGACAAATTTTGGCGCGACTTGCAACAAACAGTTATGTTCATCACCGTAGTGGCTTTTACTCTATTGAGTTTTGCCATTTGGGTAATATTTGCATAACTGTATACCAATTATATGATGTAAACAAGATTGAGAAATTTTGGCAAATTGATTGCAGTGGAATTTTCCCTAGGTGACCAAGAATTTGATGTGAATCACGATGCAAGAAAATATATGTTAGAACATTTCGGAGTTGAACTATGAGTGATATAAAAATTGAAATTGAGTTAGAGGATTTTTTGATCGATCATTTGAAAATGTGGAAAGACGAAGGAGTCCCTGCACCAGTAAATGAGCTTCAGAGTATTGCGGCATGGCTGCGAGAGTCTAGTTATGGGTTGAAACAAATGCAAGATAAAATGCGGCAGCGAATGTTGCTTTTGATGAAAACTGCCAACGCACTGGATGAACAGCATGGCATTGATGGTGCTGTTCTAGCTGGAATATACGCCAATAGACCCGACTTGGAACTTGAAGCTAGAGCAGCATTGGCAAAAGCAGCAGAATAAATGATATCAGTATTCAGTGAGCTAGTATGAACTTTAGACAACGATTTGAGCAGTGGCATTTAAGTAAATATCGCTATATTTGTGGGGATGGATCTGGGACAGCACTTGATTACCGTTATCGTCTTGAAATAGTTCAGGCACGATGGGAAGCATGGCAAGCCAGCGCAGAGTTTTGCTCAGATTTGATTACTATGACCGCAAATAAATTTGACGAATAATCGCAAATCCTATATAATACATACATAGACAGCGACAAATGATAGAGTTAGTTGCTAACAAGTTCATTAAAAATTAGTTTGAACATTTTGAAACACTATCCGAACGGTTGGCTTAGAAGCAGCCATTGGTACAAGAGGTCTATATTAAACGATCTTTCAGGGCCGACAGAAGAAATTCTGCCGCTAAGAAGTGGGACAAGGGCATATAGTGACACTGTACTGTAGTGAAGGACATCAATCTACAGGAAAGTTCAATAGGGTTCAGGCTTTTGAGAGTTATAAGTCTCCCATCCCTGAATCACGCCGAGACAGTTTCGCTAGCTGTTGAAAGAATGGGATAGCTTCCCTGCGAACGAGTTGCGTATGAGTCACCTAGTAAAGTTACTTAGGCACACCTGAGAGGGCAAGTGCAGAAGATTCCTTTGGCGTAATAGCATATCTGATAGTGTTTCAAAATGTTCAAACTGATTTGACAATAAATCTCATGTATGTTACAATACATGCATAAGTTGATCGAGCATTGTCTGGGTCAACAAAGTTCATTAAAAATTAAAGTCAGTTGGACTAGGAAGCCCTTAGAGTCATATGCTGAATGGGTGTATGAATTGGGTGTGTACTGTTCGGAGTAACTTGATCTTGTATCAAGGGAAGCTGTTTCCGTCTAAAACGGAGCAGGGAATGCCGATCTAACAATTGACTTTTCTTTTTGCTCATTAAAATTCTAACTGTATTAGCTCACAAGCAACCGCAGGACTTGTGTTAAAAAGATGCGGAGTTGAGGACGACAATATTTGCTAAGTCCTGTCTTAAATGACCCAACAGTAGATCGCTAATGTAGTTAGAATTTATTTGACAATAATTAGCATGTGTGTTACAATACATGCATAAGTTGATCAAGCATTGTCTAGATCAACAAAGTTCATTAAAATTTAAATGATTATGTTCTTCCTTGCTGAAGACAACATTGAGCCCGATAACGTGGCAATATATGATAACAGTCCGCATTGTCGTGATGACATAGCGTAGCGAGGAAGCCATATTGAAACACATTGTCCGAACCCGAGGTAGCAATGGCATTGCAGAGGTTTAATTGTATAGTGTGTTTCAATATGGTATATGTAAGTGGCGGGTGGTATAACCTAAGTTGCCGATAGGTGATAAGCAGTTGTAATTACTGCATCTGTCTCTTATACCATATTGAAGTATACTCGACGGGTGCCATACCGCAGGTTCAAACGCGGTCAACATTCGGTAGCCCTGGCAGGCTGCGAAAATCTCTTATGCCAGTAGGGGAGAATTATTGAGTGTGTTTCAATATGGTATAGAAATCATATAAAAACACATTACTTCGCAGGACTGCCGATCCAGTCTGTAACTCCTTGTCGTAACCTAGCGTGAGAACTAGGGGAGTGCGATTCTCATTAGTGTGTTTCAATATGGTATTATATTCAAGTACACTGCTTGCCCGACCGAAAAAGTCGAGGAAAACTACTAGAGAAACGGGTTCGAGTCCCGGGGACTGGTAGTGTACTTGAATATGGTGAGTAGGCAAGTGGGTTTTTGATAGGGAGAAATTATTTGCGCTCTGTAAGTTCACGCCATAGTAGAACCTCTACAACGTCATCAATCTATCGCGAAACTTGTCGCCATATTAAAACACATTGACTAGCAGGGTCGCGAAGCCTGCTTTCAGGGTAGCTCCCATCTGTGTGTTTCAATATGGTAAGAGAGTAATTAACTCTAATCATAATCGGGAATAGCTAACCCGATGACCCGTGGTAGTTTAATGGCAAAATGAGAGAGACATGGGTTCGAATCCCATCCGTCCGCTTATACGGGCGGTAGCTTAGTGGTTAGAGCGCAGACAGATGGCAGTTTCGAAACCTGCCCCACAATGGGTCGCTATATTGAAACATATTGTCACAGTAGCAGGCGAAAGTCCTACGCTCGAAGTTAAAACTAGGCAGTGTGTTTCAATATGATGTGGTGTAAGCAGGTAAACACGGTCGAGGACAAGCCAATACGGATGGCCATTAACAGTAATATGTTAGGTCTGCACTCATGGCAAAAGTTGATCGGAATAGCTAGTGCAACAGACTATTCCAGTACAGGTTCGAATCCTGTCGTCATATTGAAACACACTGATTGTGTATGGCTCGCAAAATCCGAGACTCCCAGCCTTTGTAGTGTGTTTCAATATGGTATCATAGTTTAGTGTTTAGCCGATAAATTAATAACAGCAGGTAAGTTCGCGATAAGCTCCTGCGGGGTAGTGATAGGGTTGCAAACCTATTACGTTGAGCACTAAACTATGGTAAGTAATGTAGATCGGAATGAAACAGGGCGACTAGTCATCGTCAATGTCGTGAAGGAATCGCATGAAGTTCAGACAATAACCCCTTGACCGGGGCGACGATATGAACACCATATTGAAACATATTGGTACGAATATGTCGTGCAAGTGATTGTCCCGTGAGGGTTTGTCAAATAATCAATCTCTACAGCCTCCAAAGCAGGGCTAGTATGTTTCAATATGGAGATGAAACATAATTCAAGTATATTTCAGGTTGGGTAGTATTCGCGGTACTGCTATTTGGGTCTGTAGACAGGATTTGATGCCAGGTCGTGACTAAGATACGAAGTATATTTGAATTATGGAGACTGAAACTTATTTTTTGCGGACACGATGAGAACCAAACGATAAGCGGATAAAGTGGACGGGATATGGGTCATGCCTGTATCTAGGCTGTCTCCACCAATTTTATGTACATGAGCCCGAAGATTGAGGGTACCGGCCAGAGTCCGGCGAAAGACGATTGAAATGATCTCCATGTACGCCGAGTTATGTGCGTGTCGTTTAAAATGGCCAAGACCGGAGGGCCACATAAGTCTATGCCGAAGGGCAACACTAGTATTCTAGTGCAATAGCGGTGGAATAACCTCATGATGCGGGTTCGAGTCCCGTAACGTACACCAAGTTAAGCAGAGCCTGACTGAAACGGGCATGAGAGTACTGGCGAGTAGGGAAAGGGGTTCGAATCCCCCACTCTTATTTCAGTCTGCTTATTAATTTATAGGCCGAGTGGACCAACAGTTTGATCATCCCGCAGAAGCCGGACTCACGCTGCCACTTTGCTTTAGTTTCGCGTCATAGGATGTAACGGGGTGCGGTTGCCTCAACCTTGAAGTGTCAAGGTT